ATACTCAGTATCATATAGGATACCGATACCATCAGAATATTTATCTAGATATGCCTTGAGGCAATATAGCGCCATCATAGATTTAAAGGTTTTAGATTCACCGCACAATAATGACACACCAGGCGTAAATCCACCATCAACATCACCTGAAAACGCAATATTCAGAGTCGGTAGCGGCGTAGACACCATCGCCTTTGCGTTAAAAAACTGTGAATCTGACATCATTGCAGCACCAGTCACTGAACCTACCTTTAGTAGTTTATCCATCATTTTACTCATTTTACATTTCCTTTATTAATTTACTAACATGATTTGTTTGACCCAAATACCAAGGGGCATCTAGTGGGACAGAACTCCTTTTATTTGATACCCCATCTGTCCACATAGAAATTGCACCAATTGGGTTTTTACGATTTACCCTTACCAAAGTAGAACGGTGAACCGTTCGGCATACATAAGGCGTATACATAATATGGGGTTTCTGCATGATACGAATTGACTTCTCGTTTAAAGTTCACATATTCATCATATAAAATTTCTTTGTCCATGTCTTTATATGGACTTCTACTAATAATAGACATGATATCTCCAGTTGATTTGTAATTTTGATCGGAAGATGGATTACATATAACCATCAAATCTATTTAATAGGCACGTAAGCGTTTTTATTCAAAACACATAGTAACCTATCAACCCAACAAAATAGACGCGCCTACATACCTTCTAACATGTCCTTGATATCAATATTCAGATCGAATTCACCATCTTCTGTAAACACTTCTACATCAGCCATAATTTTACCAGAAACCATCGTTGCACAATTAATACCTAAGCGGATTGCATCATACAAATTCTCAGATATTAATTGAGTAGGCTCCAACACAACATATTGCTTTTCGTTGACCCCGACAGAAATCAATTTAGAGAAAAATACACCATACCAGATAGAATCTTCAACCCTATGCGCGGCAATGTTGATCTTCAAGTCTTTAACTGTAACCCATTCAATCATACATCCCCTAAAATTTAAATACTTTACTTGAATTGAAATTCAATACATACGCGACATTGTCTATCACATAAACCAATTTCCCCTTTGGGTAATCAATACAAATTAATGAGCACATTGGGTACTCATGTTCTATTTCATAATGAACATCTTTGATGAGAATAGAATTTAATTTCAATCCAGAATAATACTTTACTACCCCTTGCAGGTATTCCAATACTTCCTCAATCAAAAGAATGCCTCTAGATCATTCTTTTCTTCAAGCGAGACACCAACCGCATCAAGAATACCTTTAAGCGGTGCAAGGAAAACTTTTTCAAATTGTAGTTCGCGGTCGATATATTTGTGTAGCTTGAATTCTGGTGGTAATTTTTCTGTGAATGCAATAACATTTTCCTTAAAATGATTTGGTTCTTTGAGATAGATAAACAATAGCTTAGAACCTTCTTCGATTGGTTGATATACACTACCTAGATTTAACTCATTCAAGAAGTGATTGTGTAGTAGTGCACCACGAACAGCAATAGGACACCCTCTAGTATAGATCGTATCGGTCGATGAGTATTCTTTTAGATTATTTGCAGATCGCGGGAATGCAATACGTTCGATATCGACAGTTTTAAATTGTTCATGAGTTTGTGCCACTACTTGTTTAAGTTTGTCGAATTCTTTATCAATAACAAGTGTGACACATTCGCGGAGTGCATCTCGTGCAATTTCAGGTGTTGATGATCGCACAACCTCTAATCCAAGAATTTTATAATCACCGTCCTTATACGTGACACCCTCGTTATTATATACCTTAATCGCATATTTTTTCTTTCCGCACCAAAATCCGGACCCAATTGCCTCACGCTTGAATACAATAGTCTTTTTATAATAATTCTGGTATTGGGCAATATTATCTGTGGCATCATTGATAAATTTTCGCAGATGATTTTCCATCAATTTATCCAACGCATCGGTTATCTGTAGTGGGTCCTTACCATTATAGTATTTTTCCACAATGTTACCAAATGTGAAATATAAGCTGTCAGTATCACCATAGAGTAAATATTTGACATCCTTTGTTTTAAAGAACTCATTTAGTTTTGTATCCATATATTCACCGATATACTTTAGAATATACTGCCCCGTATGAGTAATACCCTCTGCGATACGATGATCGAAGAAAATGAATCCTGCGTTGCCGCAGATACCAAAAAGTGAATTGGCTGCAATCTTGTAAGCTTGTTGTAAGGTATTTTGCAAGTCTGAAATTTTCTTAAACTTATCGTCCTTGGTGTTTTCATATTCTTGCTTTGCCGCAAGCATTTTCTTCTTGGCTATATTTCTACCATCAAGAACATTCGATACCAAGCGAGGCATCACACCATCAACTGTATTTTTAAACTTTACTCCGTTTGCGGCCACGGTAAAATCTGAACCAGAAAAATCGTGTTTCCCACCCAAGAATGAATCAATCGTAATTGACTCATCTTTTTCGATGATCGTATCGGGTGACATGTTTAGACCCTTAATGATAGAGGGATACAAACTAGCACCATCAATAGATACTACCCAATCGTAGAATCCAGGCTTGGGTTCCATCACATATGCACCATCAAGAGATTGTGCAGATGAGTGTTTACGTTTAATCGAACAGAAAGTATTTTCCTTACTTAGTTCGGATAGGATATAACATTCCCAATATTTCACTGGCGAGAATACATCCTCGTAATTACACTTAGTCAGGTATGCTACAGACATGACAAGCGAAATCAGACCTAGTTTATCCTCTAACTGGGATACGCGAATAGTATCAACTTGATTGTAATCGGTAAAATTTGTGAAGTCGGTCTTGTACCAGTTTTCAAATGTCCCATATTTGTTTTCAAGTTTACCTGCGCCTAGTTCAATTCGGGCAATAGTATCTAGACGATAGTTCTCACGCTTTACATATGTGAACTTCTTATATAGTTCTAGCATATCAAGTAAGGAGCGACCAAGAATTGTGATTTCTTGAATCATTTTCCCTTTAAACTCTTTATCACGAATATCAACAACGCCAAATGGCGATAGTTTATTTGTTTCTTCCTGGCCCAGTAATAGAATAGATTTATTCACGATATATGGGATATCAAATGAATTTGAGTTCCACCCAGTAATAATATCTGGATCATCAAGTTGAATATACGCGATAAACTTTCGCAACAATTCTTTTTCATCGGAACAAAGAACATAATTATCAATATTTGCAGGCCGTGAACCAAATGTGATCAGTTTCTTACTTTTGATGTTTTGATATGTGATGAGCAGAATTTCCTCGGGTACATTGCGAGTATCCATTTTGCCGTGCTCAACAGTAGTCTCGATGTCAATAGAACCGACAGAAATGTCCCCAATGAGTACGCCGATCTGTTCAGGGAATGACCTAGCAATAAATTCATATTCAAATTTATTTGTATCATACCCATGAATATTCATTACATCTTTGTGGCCCTTGATGAATTCGCGACATAGGGGGATTGATTCGAATTCTTTTTTCTGTAGGAATTCGCCATAGATGGATTTAAATTCTGTCTCTTTATCTGATTGCAGATAAACATTTGGGCGATGGTTCAGTTTTCCGTGAACGCGTTTCTTGGTACCGGCCTCATCGAGGTGATACCCGCGATAATAAATTTTTCCAAATCGGGTAGACACATTGGTGTAAAAATCTTTAGACATTTAATCCCTATAAAGTGCCTCTATTGTAACATAGAGGCACCTAGATATAATTTAGATAGAATCGTTTTCGAACACACGATCATATAGTTCAGAGGTCGATTCGTTGTCTGCCTCGACCTCTGATTTATTCTGTTTATGGTAGATGCGAGCCATTTTCTTGAGGTATTTTCCGGGAACATCAGTAGCCTTGGCTAGTTCACTGATTGCCTCTTTTTGGAAATCACGTTCGCCCTCTGACCGCGTCATCGACGCGGATAGTTCCATCATTGCATCTCGAATCTGTTTGATAACAGTTGGGTCATTTGGAATCACGAAATCTGAAGTTTGAATAATTGACATAGTTTCACTTTCTAATAATTAAATGGCAGGGGATGAAGGGGTCGAACCTCCGAATGCCAGAATCAAAATCTGGTGCCTTAACCAACTTGGCGAATCCCCTATTTGGTGCTGGTTTCTTTCCTACCAGCAAAGTCAAGGTTAAGCAGT